TTTGGAAAGTGCATAAACTGTTCTAGCATCACGCACATTCCAAAACTTCCACGGTAGTGCAATGCCATGTTCCTTATACGCATGCTCTAATATATTCATATCAAAACAAATGCCATTAGCCCATATACGATCACTTTGCCATATTAGCTTACCAAGTTCGTCTAAGCAGTCGTGCAAGTCTCTACGGAACTGTTCTTCAAATACCTCTCGCTGAGCTTCGGGTCCTTGTTTTGCCCACCATTCAACAGTAGCATCGTCAATGTGTCTATTTGGTTGGCTTTCGGGTGTCACTCTAGCGTAGAAATGCTTTTCAGGCCAGCCTGTAGATAGTGGGTCAAATGCCTGAGCCGCTATAGTCATAATCGTAGCGTCTGGGCCAGTAGCAAGAGTTTCTATGTCAATCATTAAGTCCATAATGCGTATTATAGCATTGCTGGATTAAAAGGTCAACCTATTTAAACTTTTTTGGTGTACGTTTTTTTGCTTGCGGGCGAGTAGGGCGTGATGGTCTTTTAGGACGTTTCTGTGTTACTGATTTACGTTTGAGTGCATGTTTCTGTAAGTCTCTACGATGAAACTTATTCAACGACTGCATAATACGACTTGCTACATTTAATTTTTTAGTCTTCTTAGCTCTACGTGCTTGTCTAACTTTAGTTCTAGCACGAGTCTTTTTCATTTGAGCTCGTTTTTTAACATCAATTGAGCCACCACAATCTGCAGGTTTAGAAACAATACGTCCGGCTCTTGGTCCAGAGTCACAACGCCATTTCATTTTTACACTAGCACTTCCTCCAGCACCACCTTTGCCCGAACGAGCAAACACAGCACCTTCAGTGATTATTTCATGTATTTTCATTAGCCAATTACCCAAGTCAATGGTTGACTGTGATCTGTGTATGTTGCTAGATCGTCTATTAGTTTGTCCATTTCTGCTTGAGCTTCTGCTTTCAACGAGGATCCGTTAAGTGCAGTACCACCTTGTGGTCCAGCAATACTTGCAAATTTTTCACGTGCTTCACCAATAATCATTTTACTTGCGGCAAAAGTGTAATCTCTTATCCACTGTTTCATAGCATTGTCTTGAAGTAATGTTACTTCTGGTTTTAAGTTATATGTCCATAACAATACTTGTTCGCCTGATGATTTTGGATCTCTAACTAAAGATATCTGCTTTGATACTGGATTGTATGTGTAGTTCATAAAACCACCAAACATCCTTGCGGCCATTTCAACATATTGTGTATACATGTCATATGTTGCTAATCCACCGGCAGATGAATAGTTTAGCAAATAAACATTTAATGTAGCAGATGAAAACGGATCAAAACTTGATGAGTAAGGACCTGTAGCGTCACCCATTGTACGTCTAAACACCTGTCTAACTGAACTGACTTCCTGTGGAAGTGTGTACGTGTTTTGGTTTTCTATTAGCTCTAGTACATTATAGCTCTCTTCATAAGCGTTTTGTGCTCGCTGTCTATAAGTTGTTAACGCTTTATCATAAGCGACTTCGTAATGATCTGGGTCTAGTTCAACGTCAACAATTCCGCCACCTAGGCGTTTCTCAACATAGTTGAATAGATCATCTTTTAATGTAGTTAAATCTGCCATTTATATTTCTCCGTTAATAGTATTTATCAACTTGGCAGAGTATTGATTAAGTTGCTTTAATGATAATTAAGTTTTCGTTGAATCTACCGTTAACTGCAATAGCTGTAGTTTTAATACTGTCAAACAGTTTACGGCTATCCGGTTTGCCTGATGTGCGTAGTTTTTTAAGTATGTCCTCAGGTTTACGTAGTGTCTTTTGTGCTGACTTGTTCGTATCATATCCTAAAATACTTGTACCTTTTACTGTAAAAGTTTTAGCATAGTCATCAGCAACGTAGTATTGTAGTTTACGGTTTTTAGTATTGTAAACATACATTTCGCTTGCCTTAAGAATTCTAGTAGGGTCAACAGACTCTAATTTAAGCTCTTCAAACTTCCTCAGGTGTTTTAATTTGCGTACTTGCTTTTCTGGTGGAACTGGTCTTTTCTTCCTAACACCCTGTTTAGCCTTCTTGCTTTGATGATATGCGTCTAATTCTGCTGTAATCGCCGCACAGTAGTTGATCATGTTCTTGAGCTGGGTCTTAGTATAACAACTATATGCTTCGCTTAAATCGGCGTCTGTGCCAGCGACAGCCTCACTAAACTCTTCTTGCTCCTTTGCCCAATGATCTTTGAGTATGGAAATATGCTGAGCCATTATATTATAACTGGCTAGTATCTGTTGTATGCCTTGTGGCTTTTCACTTGCTTTCATCGGACCTTGAACATACTCGTCCCATAACCCATCAATTTCTCCGCCTGCCTTATGTGTCTTCTCTATCATTATTTCTTGTATATTAAGACGTTTAGGTTTCTCTTTAAGATCTTCAGGCGTTGCAGTTTTTTTATGATTTTTTATTGCCTCTTCTGTACGCTCTATAATAAATGTTGACTCTTTCTCAGTTAGCTCTAATCCAATAATTGCTAACCTTGAATACCAACCACAGGTTTGAGGTACCCATGTATCTTTAATCTTATTAAACTCAGATATTAAAGATTTTTTGTTTTGTTGTTCCAACCATTCTACCATCCACTTCCTGGCTGTTTTTTTATCTTGTGTATAGTTATACCAATTAACTCGTTTGCTAACTTCGCTTGCTCGTTTTTCTGGAGTAGGTTGCTTGTCGTCAAATAATTGTTCTTCGCCGTATACCTTTTTATCTTCTACCGATAGTTTTGCTAATTTTATCTTCAAAGTAACGCTCCCATAGTTATCATCTTGTTAATATCTGCTATCATTGTATTTGTTTCTTCTAACTTAGTTAAAAACTTCCCTGTTGGTCTGTGATATCTGCGGCATTGAATCTCTTCAATGCTTAATTTACCTACGCATGTATCTGTATTTTTTAACATTATATATAAGTCTTTTTGAATTTTATAGTCTAAATGGTTAATTTTTTGCTCTAATTGCACTCTTAGCTCTTGCCATTCCAGTGATGTCTGTATTTTATCCATTTAGTCAGTGTATATGAATATTTTTTAAAGTAAAGCTATTATACAGTCTTTTGGATATATTGTCAAGATGCTCAAAGACGATAAATAATACAAAATAGGAAACATTAATGCCAAGACTAAGTTTATACAGACCAAATAAAACAAACGACTATAAGTTCTTAGATAACACAATCCGAGAAATGTATACTGTGGGCGGGCTAGATTTATACGTACACAAATATTTAGGACCTAAAACAGTAGGTGATTCAGCTGTTAGAGATAACGGTGATGCAACCAGGCCTGTCTACGATGAATCAAACCCATTGTTTATTGAAGATGTTTTATTCTTAGAAAATAGAGATCGCGAATACGACGACAGCATTTATGTCATGCGTGGTGTCTATAATGCACAAGACATTGACTTTGATCTTACTCAGTTTGGATTGTTCTTAAATGGTGATACTGTATTTGTAACATTCCATTATAACGATATGGTTGATACGCTAGAACGTAAATTAATGGCCGGCGACGTTCTTGAATTTCCTAACTTAAAAGATTTTCATCCGCTAGATACATCGGGTCCTAAAGCGTTACCAAGATATTATGTAGTTCAGGATGCGTCATTTGCTAGTGAAGGATTTAGCCAAACATGGCAACCTCACTTATGGCGTGTTAAACTAACACCACTTACTGCAAGTCAAGAATACAATGATATACTCAACAAACCAATGGATGAAGATAATCCATCAGCAGGAACCATTGAAGACTTTGTAAGTCAAAAGAAAAAGAATTTAGAAATTAACGATAATATATTACAACAAGCAGAAGTTGAAGTTCCACTAAGTGGTTATGACAACTCAGGATTCTATGTTGTTCCTACTAAAAATGACGAGCCAATTAATCATGAAGATGTTGCTGACGGTGACAGCACTGAAACTCCAGGTGTATCTGCACAAGCAGATGGTTACTTAGTAGGGTATTTAACAGGTAATAATATACCACCAAACGGCAAGCCTGTAACATCAGGAGTATCATTTCCAGGTAGTCCCGACGATGGTGATTACGCACTAAGGCTAGATTACTTTCCAAATAGACTATTCCGGTACGACGGTGTTAGATGGGTTAAAATTGAAGATGGTGTCAGAACTGATATTACTCCAGGTAATGATAATAAAACACAACGTAGCCAGTTCGTTAACAATACTGAAACAATTAGTACAACAGATAGAGGTGATATTTCAAGTCGACAATCACTTAGTGACTTGCTTAAACCCAAGAAGGATAATTAATGGCTTTACAACAGTTCTTTTATGACGAACAAATAAGAAGATTCTTATTACAATTTACAAGAATTTTTTCAAACTTTCAAGTCGAGTACGGCAGAGACGACTCTGGTGCACCTACTTATACTAGGATACCTGTACGTTACGGTGATGCTAGCAAGCAGGCCTCTGTTATTATGTCTGACAACTCAGCAAACAAAATACCCAATTCACCTTTAATGACATTTTACATTACTAATCTTGACTATGCTAGAGATAGAATGCAAGACCCAAGTTTTGTAGATAAGAAAACATTTAGGCAACGCACCTGGGACGATACTACACAATCATACGAAGCTACGCAAGGAAATGCGTTTACAGTAGAACGTTTAATGCCAGTACCGTATAACTTAACAATTAATTTAGATATATGGACTACAAACACTACAATGAAACTACAGGTGTTAGAACAAGTTCTAACTTTGTTTAATCCAAGTTTAGAAATACAATCAACAGATAACTACGTTGACTGGACATCATTGAGTGTCGTAGAACTAACTGGAACTAATTGGAGTTCACGCTCAATACCACAGGGTACAGAGGCAAACATTGACATTACTACACTAACATTTAGTTTACCAATTTTCATATCACCTCCAGCAAGAGTTACTAAAATGGGTGTTATCCATAAAATTATTTCTAGTGTATTTGATGCTGATGGCGACGCTAACGAAGCATTATTAAATGATGACTTACTGTTAGGTACAAGACAAAAAATTACACCGTTTGGTTATCAAGTTGCTTTAATAGGTAATCAACTACAGTTATTAAAACACAACCAAATAGAAGAAAATGAAGGAACACTAAATCCTGCAGAAGGACAAGCAAGTAGTATATTTTGGAAGAGTTTAATAGACGTATACGGTGAATTACGTGCTGGTATTAGTCAAGTTAGATTAGCAATACCCGGAACTACATCAGAAGTAGTAGGTACAGTTGCTTATCATCCAGCAGATGACCATTACCTACTTTTCACAGTTGATGCAGATAGTATTCCCACAAATACCTTAACAGCAGTAACCGCAGTTATTAATCCTTTAGATAGCGGACCTGGTACCGGGTTAGCTTCGGCCACTACAGGCCAACGTTATCTACTATTAGATGCAATAGGAGATGCAGACAACACAGACGCTTCAGATGCGTGGGGTAGTGTAGTTGCTTCTGCTAACGATATCATCGAATATGATGGTTCTAATTGGACAGTTTCTTTCGACGCTAGTGCAAACAGTACTAAACAATATGTAAGTAATTTAACAACAAGTATTCAGTATAAATGGGATGGTACTTCTTGGACTAAGAGTTACCAAGGTTTATACGAAGGCGGCGAATGGAGTCTTGTACTATAAATGCTGTAGGCATTTGGCTTTACAGTAAATCAACAAACAGATATCTTTATCTATTAAGAAATGACCCAAAGCACCCTGGCGCTTGGGGACTACCTGGTGGCAAAGTAGAAAAAAATGAAAGTTTACTTGATGCTATCCAACGAGAATGCCAAGAAGAATTAGGTAGTTATCCAGGTGTAGAAAGATTAATTCCAATAGAGCATTTTACATCACCAGATAACAAGTTTATCTACCATACATTTTTTGGATTATTAGAAGAAGAATTTATTCCTGTGCTTAACAATGAGCACTACGGTTACACATGGGTAGACTCGGGAGAAATACCTAAACCTTTACACCCAGGATTCTTTGCTACTATTAATATAGATGAAATTCAAAGTAAAGTTAAAATCATTCAATCTAATATTACTTAACGATTACTGTACGTCGCAGTAACTAATCCATTCTGGATAAGACATAGATTTAAAGTTCGGGCATTCTTTCCACTCGTTGTAGATAGATTCACCGTTGCTAACATGATAAAAATCTACACCCAAGTAAGTTGTCATTAACTGTTTCATTTGATTTCGGATTTTATGATCCTCAATAGTTCTATGCTTATCTGGATCATCACTAGAAACATAAATGTTATTGTTGTAACCATCACACTGTTGTCCATCAAACCCTAGTAAAAACACTTCTTTGTGTCCATCAAAACATGCTAACCAGGCCGCAACAGTAGCAGTACGTCCTCGCATTGATTGTGGTACTAAAAAGAATTCTCCAGGTGTTAATAAACATTGTTTTGCTGATGTGTAAACTTTTGCTCGGCTTGTGTAGCCTAA